GGTAACGACTCACCTTATCAGCAAGGGTAGCTATAGCCTTCAATACTTCTTGATTTTCCATAATATCTCCTTGATTTATAATTTTTGGGTGAGATCTAATTTAAACATGTGTACAGAATATATCAAGTAATCTTTTTATAATTGTTTTCTTGACACTTATTTTATGTTATGAAAGGAGCAGAAAAAAGAATGAAATATCATAAATGTATTAATTTTTTACTTTCTATAGGCACACAAAATATTCCTCATAGTGGTAAAACTTTCCTTGATCATTGTATAAATGTTTATAATATTTTAAGAAAAGCTAATTGCTCTGATGATGTATGTTATGCAGGTCTTTTTCATAGTATTTATGGTAACGACATTTTTAATATAGATTTAAAAATTGAAAGAAAAAAAATAAAAGATTTAATAGGAGACCAAGCAGAGTCCATGGTCTACTATTTTAATAACACACCTAGAGATAAATTATGGGAAGAAAAAAAATCTTATCATACTGACCTGCTTCCCATATTGGTGGCCAATGATTTGGATAATCAGTTTTTATTTGAAATGATTGACACTGTTTTTGATAAATTTACTATAGACAAGTTGTATGGACATTATAGAGATGAAAGACCTTGGAACTTTACAGGTTTTGGCTTAGACAATAATCATAGAAAATTTAATATAGATTTAGATAAAGATAATGAGATAGATAAAATATTATTTAATAAGGCTAATGAAATTATTAAAAAACATAATTTAAAACAGTTTGTTTCATTAGGAAGAGCGTATGCAAGTGGATGCACGCATGGAAATATTCACGAACTTCATCGAGATGATAATGCATTAAATTTTAATGAAATATACACTATAATGTTTTATTTAAATAAAGAATGGAATGTAGAGTTTGGAGGAGAAACTGTTTTTTATTATTCTCAAACAGAAACAATACATTCTATTTTACCAAGACCAGGAAGAGCTGTACTGTTTGATGGGTCTATTCCTCATCTTGGTAGAGATCCTTCCAGGCTATGTGGTGAACTTAGAATGGTAGCAACTTTTAAATATTTCACAAATAAAACAGTGACTGATATAGGAGTGCAATAATGAAAGCTCAAACAAATGTATTTGGAAGAGTTGTTAAAAGATATGATATGCCTTTAGAGGCTATTGATGATTTAAATATTAAATACGAAGAACATAGAGAAAAACTAAAATCTATGGGTCCAAGGTTAGCTGGTAGAATGGATTCTGAAAAAGATTTTACACAACAGATTGGACAAACAAAAATAGCTAAACATATAGTCGATTGTATGAATGACTACATTGAAACATTAGATAAAATAAATTTATTTTTAGGCACTAAAGAATTAGAAATTTTAAGTTGTTGGATAAACGATATGAAAGAAGGAGAATACAATCCTCCTCACACACATCACGATAACACTGGATGGTCTAGCGTCATGTTTTTAAAAATACCAGAATTTGTTAACGACGTTAAAGACCCTCATAAATATAAAGATGGTTTTTTAGGTTTTACAGATGTTAATGGTACAAACATGACATGGATGGAACCTGAAGTAGGTCATTTTTATATTTTTGAAGCTAGGCATCAACATTGTGTTATGCCTTTTAAAACTAAAATAAAAGGAGAGATTAGAAGATCTATGTCTTTTAATTTTATACAAAAGTTGGATGATAATGTTAAATAAAAAAATTACTTTTTGCGCTATAAATAAAGACATGCTTGATATTTGGCCACATCCAAAACCAGCGTCAAGATTTATTCCCAATGAATATAAGAAACTTGAAAGATTTGAAAATAAAAACTTTTTTTCGCCAACAGTTAAAACATGTATACCTTTTTTAGATTCTATGACAGCAGGTTATATAATACCTTTTGATCAAGATTATCTTGTTAATCCTGTTGACAACGATTTTACTATAACTCCCGCTAATAAAGAGCAAGGTGATTTTGGATATCACAATAAAGCGCAATTACCAAAAGAGTGGCATAAAACTACAGGAGAAGCAGCAGGGAAATTTATTAACAAATGGTTAATTAAAACTCCTCCTGGTTGTAGTTGTCTGTTTATACATCCAATGAATAGATTAGAAGAAAGATGGAAGATTATTGAAGGTGTTGTAGACACGGATAATTATATAAACACAATCAATTTTCCCTTTATTTTAAAAAAAAGAGACAAACAATTTTTAATAAAGAAAGGAGAACCTATGGTACAAGTTATTCCTTTTAAAAGAGAATCTTGGAAAATGTGGTCAGGTTTTTACATGGAAAAACTACATGGAAAAACTTTGAACATATTAAGTAGTGAATGGGTTGACAAATATAAACAAATGTTTTGGTCAAAGAAAAAATTTAAATGAACATTCTTAACTACATTCAATGTTTTGAAAATATTTTAGATCCTGTTATTTGCGATGAAATAATTAAAAACTCAAAGAATGAAACTTTTCATTCATCAAAAACTTCGGAGGATGTTAATGTCAATAATTATAGAAAATGTTATGATAAACTTCTTAATAAAAAATATGAAGAATATCTTTTTAAAACAGTAGGCAACGTTTTAATTAAATACAAAGAAAAAGTTCCTTATTTTAGCACTGGTTTAAGCACGGAAGATACAGGCTATAATCATTTATTATATAAAGGATCACAGTCAGGCGAATATAAAATTCATGTAGATTACATGGATGTATATCAAAGAGTTTTAAGCATATCTTTTATCTTAAATGACGATTACGATGGAGGTGATTTTTGTTTTTTTGATAAAAAAATACACGGAAATAATTTTATTGTTAAAAAGAAAAAAGCATCAGCAGTTGTGTTTCCAAGTAATTTTTGTTTTCCGCATGCAGTTCTACCTGTAAAAAACGGCGATAGACATTCTATTGTCACATGGATACAATAAAATATATGACCGATCTAAAAACAAAAAAATATAAATATGTAAAGAACATGGTGTCACCTGATATGATTGAGTTTTTAACTACTTGGAGTTTAAAACATTTTGGTGTGGGAGATACTGATGTTCCTCTTTCATCTGCTTACCATTCACGAGACTCTGATATCTTTAAACACGTAACTCATTATCTTTTACCTATCATGGAGAAAGAAACAAATTTAAAATTAAAACCAATATATTCTTATAATAGAATTTATCTTGGTGGCGCTGAGCTTACAAAACATACGGACAGACCTGCCTGTGAAATAAGTGCATCAATAACCTTAAAATATTTTTATAAGGATAAAGATTATAAGTGGCCTTTGTGTATGGAGGATACTCCAGTTGTAATTGAATCAGGAGATGGTGTTATTTACAAAGGATGTGAAATATCTCATTGGAGACCTATTTTTAATCAACCAAAAGAATATTGGCATCATCAATTATTTATCCACTATGTTGATTTAAATGGTCCTAATAAGAATATTAAAGAAGAAGTCTAAGAGTAGTTTAAATCGTAATCTCGCCAAGTTTTTCCTGTAGCATTAGTTGTGCCATTTGCTTCATCATCTGCAACAGCTTCTTTATAAGCAGTTTGAGCTTCATCTATTTGAAGCTTTCTAATGTCTGCCCAAGTAAGTAAATCAGCTATGGTTGTTGATCCAACAGCATCACTTGTAGCATTTAAATTAGTATTACCTGTCATATTACCAGTAGCGGGATCTTTAATTTGAATTTCATTTTGTCCTGGTAAATTATTCCAAATTACCACATGAATAGTGTTAGGACACCAAGCATCTTGCCAATTTTTTCCTTTGTCTGCCCAATTAATAGAATAATTATCATCAATTAAAATCTGATCTGCGTTGAATATTACTATCTGTGTTGCCATCAATATCTCCTAATGCTTTATAATATAGTTAACCACCACAAAAGGTGAAAATGAATTTGTCCCTGCCGCTGTAACAGATCCAGTTAAACTTGTATCAACGTTACCTGTTAACGTACCAGATAGAGTATGACTGTGATTGTGACCTGTGCCTGAACCTGTATTCTGCATCCAAGGTGTTGGAGTGTTACCTATTTGATTTCCATACTCAGATTGAGCGTTTCGAGGAGAAGATCTAGTACCATCAACTGTGCCTCTTCCGTCTCCACCACCACCACCGCCTCCAGGATTTTTTGCCATTGGGTGAGAGTGACTGGCGAGTTGTGCACTTGTCAAAGATGTATTTGAAATACTTCCTGTTACAGTTACAGCTTGATTTGAAGTACTTGTAGCCGCTTGGTTGTTTGTTACAGCAACTGTAATTGTATTTGCTCCGCCTGTACCTGCTAAGTTGTATGTGTTACCATCATACCCTTGTGGCATTTTGCCTTGTAATTGAGGAACGTTAAAAGTTGTGGAACCATCACCTACACCATACGTTGTAGAAATTACAGCGAATAAATCTGCATAGGTAGTTCTTGATACAGCCGACCCATCACATAATAAATATCCGTCGGGAGCTGTAGTTTTAGTCCAAGGCTTAATCGCGCCTACTTCACTTCTGTTTACTATATCTTGTAAGTTAGCCATATTAATCGTTATACTTTAATAACCAACCATTGTCACTGTCATAGTACACCAACGCTATACCAGCTCCATTAGTTGAAATTGTTAAA